ATGCTTACATATCGCGAACTTAAAGCCATACAAGATGGCCACCGACGCAACGATGACGTAATGACGCTGCTTCGTGAGGTCAAGCGTCTGCGTGAGCTTGCGGCTGCCAGCTACGGTGTTGTGGGCTTTATGTCCCTTGCTGGCCAGCCTGAAGAGATCCTTAACGCTGCGAAGGATCTCTGCGAGCAGTTGCAGATCGAGCCGGCCGTGCAGGCGTACCTGGTAGCGCGAAAGAAGCGTGAAGATTTGGAGTTCAGGCGCCGGCAAGCCAAGTCGACATCCCCACCGGCCAGGACCGACACACAGAACTGATATTAAGCGAATGAATGTGTTCGCACGTGCGTACGTGCGCACGTAGAAAGCAACTGAAAAAAATTAGGTGGGGCGTGGGAAAAGTGTAATTTCTGTAATCTTTTCGATAAAAACTCTGCATAGCCTTTGTTTATGCGGTTCTACGTAACATCGAAAACCGTAACCTTTGCGTAACTTAACCGTAATCTGATTACAGTCTATCTATGTAATTTATATAAAATATTTATTTATTATTAATCAAAGCCTTATGAAAAGATTACAGTTTAGGTTACGGTAAATTACAGTACAAACGTAATCTATTAATCTTTTATAAATCATATGGTTATATAAAAAATTAGGCGGTGATTACAAAGATTACACTTTTCCCATGACCCGCCTTAAAGTTTGAGTTGAGAGTCATTGGGGTGAACGGCGGCAATAGAGGCCTTGCACGGCATTATTCTGAATCTTCGATTGTTGGGCTGGATGACGTGAATAAAGGCTCTCCGGTGGCTTTTTCGCCTGTATGTGGGTGCATTAATAATTTCTTATTCGATGAGCGTCGCGGGCGGGGAGGGGACGGCGATTAAGGAGGTGGAGAGGCAGTTGGTCACTTTTTACCCATGCTGAGACGCCTGGCCGGCGTGGCGTCGGGGCATAGGGCGAAAAAAAAGCCGCTCAAGGCGGCTAAAGAGGCTGCGGCAATGCGTTTATCGTAAGGCAGGCATGGAGTTGGATTCGCCGTCGTCGATCTCATATGGCCCGAAGCGGACTACTTCCTCGCCAATCCAGTCGTTCAGTTCTTTGAAGCGCTCTTGCAGCGGCACCAGTTCGTTTTGAACGAACACTTTAGCGACGGGGCCAACCGCTCCAAAACCGCCAGTCACATTCGGCATAACGCCCATAAGCTGTGGCGGCACTCGGTGTGCGGCAAGAATGTCGTCACGAGTGACATTCTTGATGTTGAAAAACTCATCTTTGGCTGCAACCTCAGACAGCGGTATCACTTGCAACCCCTTTTCTTTGCCCCCAGGCGCGTACATGAACAGATTTCGAAAATTTCCTGGGCCCTTGCTGCTCTTGACGGCCGTTCGCAACGCGTCGATGTCGTTTTCGGTGTGAGCCGCGTCAGTCAAATACATGATGTATCCAGCGTGCGACCCGTTTTTGTAGTAGCGTCGGCGAAATAGGGTCGCGTTTTCGTTCAGCCACGCGGACTGCAGGGCAGACAGATACTCCGGCAGGCCATAAATTTCCTGATTGGGATCTGGCTCCAGTAGGTGGAAAACATTGCCGGGTTCAAATTCGTATTCTTTTAGCCATTCCTTTAAAAAAAAGTATTTGTCCAGATCTGCGCTTGAGCGACGTGTGTATTTCGCCAGTGAGTGTTTAAGCGTGATGGCTTTGCGCAAACGATTACTGCGTTTCTCGAGGTAGCCGTTGCCAAATATCAGATAATCCAGAACGAAAGAACTGAATGTGCTGCGCGACAGCAGAGGGTGCGGCTTGAATGTGCTTGCAATGATATTGCGTTTTACGTAGATCGCAGAACTGTGATGTGGGCTGGCCCGAAACGAGCGCGCTAGTCCATCCATACTGATAGGAGGGTCATACCACCGACCATTATCCAATGATTGGAAGTACTCTACGATTCTGCCGTGGTCCAGGACTGACTCAGGATCACCAAAAGTGAATGCTTCTACGCTGGTGCTCGGTACGGTTTGTTCTTGGGTGTCCATTAACTAATTTCCATAATGCTCTGATTGGCGTCGGTACGGCCTTCCAGAGGCTCGTGTGCGATGGCGTTCATGGTCGCCCAGGCAAGGTCAGCGTGACCAACTGCTTGAGTTCGACCGGATGCGTAGGTTGCCTGGCGGCCTGACGGCGTGATTATTTTTCGTATAGACATGAATGACTGTGCCAAGTCGATGAATCCGGAATCAAACTCCAGGCGCCCGTTACGCATAACGTTCTGGGTTTTAAGCACCATTTGCGTCTTGACCTCAACTGAATAGTTGATGGCCACTGCAGCCGGGAAATACAGCTTGACCAGCTGATGCACGGCCATGCCCATGCCGGTAGTGTCGATGCCTATGTATGTGACGTTGTACTTTTGGGTGAGCTTTTGAATCTCGTCTGCCTGCTCTTGATAGTCGGGCGTCTCGAACTGGATCCGCTCCAGAATGCGGAACTTTCCACCAGGCACGCTGGGTGGGGCAACCACGACGCAGCCTTGCTTGTCACCCGTTGACGATGGGTCGTAGCCGATCCAAACGGGAAGGTTGCCAAACGGCTTGGCTGCATGGGGTTTGTAGTCCGTCCATATTTCCCACGAATCGACCATGCAACGCTGCAGCAACTGCAGCGGGAACACAGACTTGGTGTCGTCTATGAAGCAGCACTTCAACAGGTTGTCGAACTCTTCTTCTGTGTATTCTTCCTTGAGCTCTTCGATATCGAAAAGATCACAGCCGCCTGCCTCCGCATCGAAGATGGTCACAATCTGGCGCCAAATTCGGTCTGAGCATAGTTTGCCGGCCTGTAGGGTCTTGTGGCTGACGTCCATCTTGACGGCGTTCTTTTTGCCTCGCTTGTTGTGGCGTTCCCCGGACCAGAACGGGTACGCCTCATGGCTCATTGCCGATGGTGTCGAGAAGTAGGTTTTTCGCCACTTCTTGTGCATGGCCATGCCGGAGGCCACTTTGTTCAGCTGCTCAAATCCTGGGATCCAGAAAAACTCATCGACGTACAGATTGCCGTGGTAGCTCTGGGCGGTCCGGTAGTTCGTGCCCAGGAAGTACAGAGTCGCGCCGTTGAACAGAACGATGGGGTCGCCTCGCAGCTCGACGCCAATGGTGTCGCGCACGAACTGGAGGATGTATTGCTTAAACACATGCGCCTGGGCTTTCGATGCCGAGATAAAGATCTGATTGCGGCCTGTCAGCAGTGCATCAACGAAGGCCTCTCGAGCAAAGAACCAGGTGGCCCCGATCTGGCGGGACTTCAGAATGATTCGGGTGCGTTGATCTCGGTTATCCGCCCAGCGTCGTTGGTAGTCGAATAAGGTGTCATCGAAGGCCTCGACCAGCTTCTCGATCTGCTCTTCGGAAATAAAATTTTTCGATGGCTTGCGCTTTGGTTTATCATTTTGCGCAGTTAACTTCGGGTTCAGGTCGACTTCATTGCCACCACCCAGATACTTGCGCACCCTTGCATAGCGCTCCATCTGCCGGCCAAGTAGGTCGATTTCTTTGAAGTCCTGCCCGGATTTTGGCTGTTTCAGAACAAGTTGTACCAGGCGACATTCGGCGGCACCTTCAATTCGCTCAATTACGGGTGCGCTGTCCCAGCCGTCGCGCCGCTTCCATGATCCAACCGTCGGCTGCTTCTCATTCAAGTATTCGGCGATGGCAGTCACGCCCCAGCCTTGCCAGTACAAAAACTTGGCAAGGCGGCGATTGTCATGTTCGGCTGGCTGTATAAACATGCCTGCCAGAATAGGCAACGGCACACTTATTAAAAATAGAAAGTGCTTGGTAGTTGCTGTTTACAAAACCAGTGTTCTTGAGCGCTCCGCCTCAAGCGGCAATCATGTCGGCACATCGTAATTGCGAGTGAGAGCCAACATGAAATTTAAATCAAAGCTGTTTTGCATTGCTACCGAGGGTGCCACTACTGATGGGCGCGTGATATCTGCTGATTGGATTCGGCAGATGGCCGAGACCTTCAGCCGAAAAACTTACGGTGCGCGTGTTTGGCTTGAGCACATGCGTAGCATGCTGCCAGACGGCCCGTTCAAGGCGTATGGCGATGTGCTTGCGTTGGAAGCGCGGAAGAAGGATGACGGCAAGTTAGGTCTGTTCGCACAGATCGAGCCGACCGACGAGTTGATCAAGATCAACAAGGCACGTCAGAAAATCTACACCAGCATCGAAATTAACCCCGACTTCGCTAATTCCGGTAAAGCCTACCTGGTTGGCCTGGCTGTTACCGACAGTCCCGCATCGCTCGGTACCGACATGTTGGCGTTTACGCAGCAGAACCCTGAAGGTTCTCCTCTGACGGCGCGTAAGCAAGACAAGGACAATCTTTTCTCTTCTGCTGAGGAAGTTGAAATCGAGTTCGAGGAAGTGCAAGAGGACACCGCCTTTTCAGATCGGATGAAGAGCTTGGTGGGACGCTTCCGCAAACAGACCGATAAAACCGATAGTCAACTGAGCCAAGTGCTGGATGCCGTCGAGCAGATTGCTCAGCACGGCGAGGATCTTGAAGGGCAGCTCAAGGATTTTCGTCAGACTGTGGCTAGTTTCTCTTCCGGTATGGAAACCCTCACGAAGCTGCAGGAGTCATTTGACGCGTTCAAGGCAAAAGTCGAACAGACCGACGCCAGCAGAGAGGAGCGCCCTCCGGCGACCGGCGGGGATGGTCAAGTACAAGCCGACTGCTAACCCCAATCAATCATCATCCCTGAATTAATCATTTGCAAATCTGACCGGAGAACGCAATGCGCAACGATACCCGCCTGAAGTTCAATCAGTACATTTCCCGTCTGGCAGCTCTGAATGGAGTAAGTGAGTCTGCTGTCGTGAGCAAGTTTGCTGCCGACCCCAGCGTTCAGCAAACGCTTGAGAACAAAATTCAGGAATCCAGTGAGTTTCTGAAGTCGATCAATACTTATGTGGTGGATGAGCAGGAAGGCGAAAAAATTGGTATGGGTGTAACCGGTCCGATCGCCAGCCGCACAGATACCAACACGAACGACCGCACGACACGCGATGTTAACGAACTTGATGACAGTAAATATCGGTGTGAGCAGACCAATTACGACACACACATTCGTTACTCAACGCTCGATGCGTGGGCCAAGTTTAAAGACTTTCAGATGCGTTTATCGAATATGATCGTCCAGCGTATCGCTCTTGACCGGATCATGATTGGCTTTAACGGTACATCTGTCGCGGCGACCACGAATCTAACGTCCAACCCTCTTCTTCAAGACGTGAATATTGGTTGGTTGCAGAAAATTCGTACTAAATCCCCATCGCGACACATGTTCGAAACCGTGGCAGCCAGCAACAAAGTTACGGTTGGTGGTGCATCGGACGAGTACAAGAATATTGATGCTTTGGTGTTCGATGTGGTCAGCAGCATGATTGACCCGTGGTACCGAAACGACACCCAATTGGTGGCGATTGTTGGTCGAAAGCTGATGTCCGACAAGTATTTCCCGCTGGTCAACAAAGAACAGCCTTCCTCTGAAAAATTGGCGTCGGACATCATTATTGGTCAGAAGCGCATTGGAAACCAATCTGCCATCCAAGTACCGCATTTTCCTGATAACGCGATCCTGATCACCCGCCTGGACAACATCTCTGTTTATGCGCAAAGCGGCACACAGCGCCGCTCCGTTATCGACAACCCCAAGCGCGATCGCATTGAAACGTATCAGTCGTCGAACGATGCCTTTGAACTGGAAGATTACGGTTGCGCGGCATTGATTGAAAACATTGAAGTGGCTGCGGGTTGATCGAACCCGCCGTCCACATTCGTGTTTGAACAGGAGATTTAATCATGGGAACCACACCGGCCCAACGCCGTTTCGAGACGGTTATGGCCGCTCAAGCGTCGGCTTCTGCACAGCCTGGCCAGTCACTGGCCGGGTCGAATGCCTACGAACTCATGCTGGCCAAGTTGTACGACGACAAACGGCGGCTCAAGGAAATACAGAGCGTCGCGCGAAAGATCGAAGTTAAGCGAGAGATATTGCCCGACTACGATAACTGGGTGGCGGGCGCTTTAGAACAGGGTCAGGGCGCTCAAGATGAGGTCCTGGTGACAGTCATGGTGTGGCGAATGGACATCGGCGATTTTGAGGAAGCGCTACGCATTGCTGAATATGTCGTCAAGCACGACTTGGTCCTGCCCGATCAGTACGAGCGCAACGTACAAACGGTAATCGTCGATGAACTGTCAGATGCCGCCTTGGCGACACAAAATGAAGGTCAATCTTTCCCGTTTCAGTTGCTGTGGGAGGCCTTTGCACTGACGGAGAATCTGGACATGCCCGACCAGGCGCGTGCCAAGTTGCACAAGGCTCTCGGTTATGAGTTGCGGCAGGCCAAGAAACTGGCCGAATCAGTTGAACATTATGAGAGGGCCTTGACGCTAAACGAGAAAATTGGCGTTAAGCGCATCATTACTGAACTAAAGGCGGAAATTGCCAAAGGCGCCGCCTAACTGAGCTCCCCGAGCCGTGGCGGCGCGGGCTGATTGGGTGCCCATTGATTTGAGTCTATCCATGATGCCCGCCCACCGCCACACTGGAACTGTCTATGTCTTTTGCCATTGCCAACGCAGATCCTCAGGTACCCGATTCGGGAACAGCACCTTTGTCTATCGAGCAAGACTGGTGGCCGCAGGTGTTTCTGGAAAAGGCGCGATCAGTTTTGAGGCTTAACGGGACTGTAACAAACGACCGCCTGCACGAAGCGCTACAGAATGCGACGTATTCGGTGAATGATGAGCTTGCCGTGTGGGGCGAAACCGAGCGAGTCAAAAGTCCGGACGTTTTTCCTGAAGGTCGCTTGACGAATTTGTATCTGAGGGCTGTTTACTTCTACGCCAAGGCGGAACTTGTCGAACGTTATCGCGATTTTGACACAACAGGCGCCGGCGATCGCCGCGCCGACGATCAAGAGGGTATTCCGGACGAGGTGAGGCGAAATATGCGGTGGGCAATCAGTGACATTCTGCGTAAACCCAGATCGACGATCGAGGCGTTGTGATGATTGTTTATGCTCAACAGAACGACACAGTCGATGCGCTTTGCTGGCGTCATCTCGGCGATACGCTCGACGTAGTTGAGCAGACTTATGAACTCAACCCAAGGCTCGCCGATCAAGGGCCAATTCTTCAGCACGGAACTGCGGTAGTACTGCCCGACGCTGTACGCAGGACATCCACAGTAAAAACGGTGAAGCTATGGGACTGACATTGAAACGCACTACAGGGTATCGGACTTACTTTAGTTTGAATATGTCGGCAGATTGGCCGATAAGAATTTTCTACGGACTCGTGACGCTTTATCAAGGCCTTTTCGGGATATTCGTACCGACCTCAATCTTCTACCAGGCACTCGAAAGTTATAGCGGAGCAATCGCGATCATTAGCTGCCTTTTGATCGCCGGCGGTTTGCTGGTGGTTGACGGGCTGATGGGCATGATCCGGTACTGCACTTACATGAGCTGCGAGCGCATACAGCCCGCCATGCAATTATTTCATCGCCGGCGGCCACTATTATTCTTGCCGCCAGTGTTTTGTTATTACCTCACGCTCATTCTTGTCAACAGAAGTATGGAAGAGGGTGTCGTAGTGGTCACCATCTATTACGTGTTGCTCGCGCTCGCCGGCGTTGCATTTTGCTTGCGCGACGGAATCATTAGTCAGAACGCACAAAGGGGCACGCATGCCTAAGCTGTTTAAACGTGAGCTCTTTATTGTGCTGTGTACATACGCTGTACACGCTTCAGTGTACGCATCACAGGTTTCATTGTGGGAACAGATTAATTCTGGCGGCACCCTGATGGACCTTTTCATCAACATGATGAGCGCAATTTGCGCATCAATGGCGAACACCGCGTTCAGATTAAAAAACGAAGCGTTGGTGGTAACGCAAGTGTGCAAAGAGCTGGCGTATGGAATTGGTGTTGGATTTACCGCCGGAATCATCGTTTATGCAGTTGCAGAAGCGGCCGACGCAAATAATTTTCTGCAGCTTGCTCTCGTCACGCTGGCTGGTTGGGGTGGTGCGAAAGTTATCGAGACATACAGCGACAAGTATTTTGGCGACAAGCCGACACATGGGGGATAGCAATGATCATAAGGCTTAACGATGTTGGTGCTCATGTGGGCGATTTGGAACGACGCCTCTATATGCTCGGCTATAAGGTTCAGCAAGATAACATCTACGATCAAGCTACGCAGGCTGTGGTTCGCCAGGTTCAAAAGCGGGCCGGGATCGTTGTAGACGGCATCTACGGACCTAAAACAGAAGCGGTGATCAAAGGACAGGAAACGGGGCGGTTATTGCGTCAGTCAGCTCTTGTGGATGCTGCAGAGGTATTGGGCGTTGACCTTGCCAGCGTGATGGCTGTGAATGAAGTCGAATCGCGTGGCTTGGGCTTTATTCGCGACAACTTGCCGGTAATTCTATTTGAGCGCCACATATTCTGGCGTCAGCTCGTTTCCCATAAGATCGACCCTCGGCCATTCTCGTCCAAATACCCAGGCGTCGTCAGCCAGGCGCGGGGTGGTTACGCTGGGGGAATCAGTGAGTACACACGTTTAGGCGTCGCGAAGGGTATTTCTGCGCCGGCGGCGTTTGAATCATGTAGTTGGGGTCTGTTCCAGATTATGGGTTTTCACTGGGAAGCGCTGGAGTTTGAGTCTATCGACGCCTTTGTCGCTTATCAACAGGAAAGCGAAAACAGCCAGCTACGCACGTTCGTGCGCTTCATTCTTTTGGATAAGGATCTGCATCGCGCGCTGAAACAAAAGAAATGGTCAACGTTTGCGCGTATTTATAACGGGCCTGCCTACGCAGAGAATTTCTATGACGTCAAGCTGGCACGGGCATACAAGCGCTATTGCGCGGAACTCAAGGAGGCCGCGTGAACTATCTACGCATCGCTGGAGGTGTACTAATCATACTGTTGGTTGCCGTTGGCTGGGGTCAGTACCGCCAGATCGGGTTGCAGCGCGAATTGATTGAAAAACAAGAGGTCGCTATTGATACGGCCATACAGAACACCGAGAAGGTACTGGGTATCGTCGAGAAAAATGACGTGCTGATGACCGATCTACTAATGGCCCAGGGCCAGGTAAACAGCAGCTTAATAGCACGTCAACAAGAAATTCGGAGGCTTCAAAATGACATTGAAGAGGTTCGCGAGTGGGCTAATCAGTCTTTGCCTGCTGACATTATTAGGCTGCGCCAGCGGCCCGCCACCACAGGTGCCAGCGGTTACGGTCAATCAGTGTCCCCCGGTAGTGCCGTGCGTGCTTCAGCCGGCGAATCCAAGAACGAACGGTGATCTGAATTTAACACTTGAACAAACTGAAGCTGACTGGGCTGTTTGTGCCGCTCAAGTCGACATGATCTTTGTATGCCAGAACAAGGCCAAAACCGATGCTCAAGCCAGCAGCAGTCCGTGAAATGATCACCCGCGCCAATCCTTACCTGAAGCGCGATCCAGATAAGCTTCAAGTGTTTCTTGATTCTGGCAGGGTTGTTGCGCGTGGCGCTGCAAGCTTGTCCTATGAGTATCGATACACATTGAACGTCATTGTTCAGGATTTCCCCAGCCACGCCGATCAAATCGTTCTGCCGATGCTCGCATACTTGCGTACGCAGCAGCCCGAGCTATTTGAAAATACCGAAATGTCGAACAATTTGATTCGATTCGACGCGGAGGTGATCAGTCAGAGTGTGATCGACCTGTCGCTGCAGGTGGATCTCACCGAGCGCGTCATCGTCGGTGAGCAAGATGGAAAACTGACGGCGTCTCATGTGGGTGAGCCGCCTCATCCCGACTTTCCCGAGCAGGAGATTACGATCGAACTGATCGATAAACAAACCGGTGAAGTGATGGGTGTCTTTGTCGCTCCCGCATGGACACCCAATTTCTGATGTCCGACGATCCTTATGTCCTTGATGACTGGCTTGCCGGCTTAATAGCGAAATTGGACCCCGCGCAGCGGCGTGCGGTTAACAGGCGTGTAGCTTTCGTGCTGCGCCGCTCGCAGGCCGCTCGAATCGCCCAGCAGCGCAATCCAGACGGCAGTCGCTATCAGCCACGGAAGAATCAGAACAAGAACCTGCGTAGTAAGCGCGGTACCATCAAACGCCGCTCAATGTTTGCCAAGTTGCGCACGCAAAAGTATTTCAAAGTCGATGCCGATGCGGATAGCCTAAGTGTGAGTTTTAGAGGTCGAGCCGGCATGATTGCGATCGTGCACCAATATGGCGAGAATCGTACAGCCGAATCCGGCCAGCGCTTCATTACCCCAAAACGCGAGCTCTTAGGTTTGACGAATGCTGAGCTGGATGTTCTTGCAGATGCCTACATTCGTCATTTGGCCGGATTCGATTAGCTTGTAAAAGCTTCAAATACAAAGTGGCACCCACGCGCGCGCGGAGGGTATTGCTCATCATTCAGGCATGAGCAACGAAGAACTGGCCCGCCTAATTCAGAATCTGATTCGCGTAGGTACGATCATGGAGATCGACTACAGCGAGCCGCCGCGCGTTCGTGTCCGGACAGGCCAACTGGAAACAGACTGGCGCCCCTGGTGCGAGAAACGTGCAGGGCAAAGCAAGACTTGGGATCCTCCGACCATCGGAGAACAGGTCCTCTTATTTTCACCTGGTGGTGATGTCGCGGGCGCTTATGTTATTTGCTCAATCGGTTCAGATGCTAACCCGCCACCGAGCCGTTCTCCGGCGGAAACGGTGCGTAAGTATCCAGATGGAGCGATAACTAAGTACAACCATGAGACCGGCGCTTTTAGCGTCAGCGGTATCAAAGCGATGTCTGTTTCAGCCTCCGAAACCATCACGCTGAAGGCTGGAACTTCAATTACCCTTGACGCGCCGCAATCGAATAGCACCGGTAAGCACACTGTCAAAGGCCTACTTACCTACCTGGCAGGCATGGCGGGCAGCAATACTGAAGGCGGCGCAGCCGCCACCATAACCGGTGATCTTAATCACGAAGGCGGGAAATTATCGTCACACGGGATCGTCTTGCATCTGCACGTGCATGGGAACGGTAATGGTGGTGGCGACACAACGGAGCCTAAATGAGCATCGGAATGAATACCAGCACTGGCCGGGCAATTGAGGATGTTGAGCATCTTCGTCAGTCAATAAATCAAATACTGGGAACCCGGATTGGTTCGCGCGTCAAGCGTCGGCCGTTTGGCAGCTTGTTCCCCGAACTGATTGACCAGCCAATTAACGAATACACCACCATACAGCTTTATGCCGCAACCGCCACGGCCCTAATCATGCATGAGCCTCGCCTACGTTTAAACAGCGTGCAACTTACGATCGACTCAGACAATCCAGGCCGCGCTGTTCTTGAAATTGTTGGTACTGCACTGCTGAACGGCAGACGTGGTCCGATATCGCTCAGCATTCCAACCTACCAAAGCTTGTCATTATGAGTATTGTTACATCCCCCATCGACCTTTCCTTGCTGCCGGCGCCCGACGCCCTCGAGGTTGTTGACTTTGAGGAAATCTACGCGGCTCGTAAACAGCGCTTGGTAGATCTGTTCCCAGTTGAGGTGCAGCAAGAGGTATACGAGACTTTAGCACTTGAGTCCGAGCCGATTTCCAAGCTGCTGCAAGAGAACGCGTATCGAGAAATAGTCCTTCGCCAGCGCGTAAATGATTGCGTGCGGCGAGTTCTATTGGCCTTTGCTAAAGGAGCCGATTTAGATCATCTGGGCGCGAAGTATTACGTATTCAGGCTTGTAGTCCAACCGGCTCAGCCAGAAGCGTCGCCTCCGGTGCCGCTCATTATGGAAGACGACGATGCGTTCTTGGAGCGCATACAAGATGCTTACGAAGGCTTGTCTACCGCTGGACCACGTGGAGCCTATGAGTTCCACACAAGATCAGCAGATGGACGTGTTGTCGATGCCAGAGCGGTAAGTCCAGAGCCGTGTGACGTTGATGTGTATGTGCTTTCTTTTGAAGGCGATGGCACGGCGAGCCCAGAGTTGCTTGATATCGTTGACCAAGCGCTGAACGACGAAGACATCAGGCCGTTAGGTGACAGGGTCACCGTGCGGTCGTCCGTTATCGTGCCGTATCAAATTATTGCCAAGCTGCACATGAAATCGCCGGGCCCAGGAAAAGACCTGGCGATCGAGCTTGCTCGGCAACAGACGACCAAATATGCCCAGCGTCGCAGGCGGCAAGGATGGTCTGTTTGGCTCTCAAAGTTGGATTCTCTGATGCATGTCGAGGGGGTCGAGCGTGTCGAAATAATAGAACCTTCCGCCGATATCGTGTTGCTTGAGAGCCAGGCAGCGTACTGCACGGGTATCGATATACAAGAAGCGCAAGCGTAGCTTTATGGACGTTATAACTTTGCTACCCTCAAACAGCACACGGCTTGAGCGCAACCTTGCTAAGGCTGGGGCGGACGTCGAATTAATCGATGCCACGGTGATTGTGAAAGTAACTCGAGTAGATGATGCCCCGGTCGATTTCCTGCCGTATCTGGCTTGGGAAGTATCCGTGGATCGTTGGTCGGAAGCCTGGACCGAAGAAACTAAACGTCGAGTGATTAAAGAGTCGTTTTATGTGCACAAGCGAAAAGGAACGATCGCTTCGCTACGCCGGGTTGTTGAGCCGTTTGGTTATCTACTGAAAGTTGTGGAGTGGTTTACAGAGGATCCACCGGCGCCCAGAGGCACATTCAAGCTTGATATTGGGGTCAACAATCAGGGTATTACAGAAGAAGTTTACCTTGAGCTTGAGCGTCTAATTGCCGATACGAAACCGCTATCACGGCACATGATTGGTCTGAATATCACGCTGCTGACAAGAGGTGCTTATTATTTTGCCGCCGCAACTGTCTTAGGCGATACAACCATTGTTTACCCGCCTGATCCCCAAGATATCGAATTATTAAGCGCGCCTAACTACAGGCTCGCCACACATATTATTGATACCCTTTCTGTGAGGCCCTTGTTATGAGTCAAATCTATTTCACCACTCTGACGGCAATTGGCGAAGCAAAGCACGCTAACGCCGCCGTTACCGGTACTAAAGTTGAGTACGCAACATTAGAGGTGGGCGACGGAAACGGCGTGGTTCCATTGCCTGATCGTGAGCAGACCAGTTTGGTGAACAGCGTTCGCATTCACGCGATCAACACCGTGATGGTGGACCCCGAAAACCCCTCGCAAATTATCGTTGAGCAAGTTATCCCAGAAGATGTGGGCGGCTGGTGGATCCGGGAGGTTGGCATTCGGGACGCGGCTGGCGATTTAATTGCGGTTGCCAGTGTTCCTCCTACATATAAGCCAGTCTTACTTGAAGGGTCCGGTCGTAATCAGATCATTCGGGTCGTGCTGCTATTGGCCAGCACGAGTGTTGTCGAACTGAAGATTGACCCCGCAATTGTCATGGCGACCCGTAAGTATGTCGACGACTTAGTAAGTATGCCGTCGGGAGTTGAGCCGAAAACCTATGGTAACGAAAGCGAATATCCGGTTTTTACAGTCGACGCACGTGGCCGCATTGTTCATGCGGGAACGATTAAATCAGTATCTGTTTGGGACGACATTCCAGAGACCAACATCGGCGATATTATTTTCGTGAAAGGTCTCGGCGAGATGTGGTGGACCGACAACGAATTCATCACTGGCTATCGAACCAAAATGTGCGGCATGCCCCCACAAACGCTCGATAGAGCTGCGCGGTCTTGGACTATGCAGTTGCGTGGCGGCACCTTTGATAAGAGCTTAAAAAAATACCAGGGCCTTTATTCGTGGATCCTGGAGAACGATAATATGGTGCCGTCTGCAGAGTATGAGGATGGTGAAGGCTTTTTCTGTGAGCTCGGTGGGAACATCGTGAAAGTGCCGAATTTAGATAACATGTTCTATCGAAATGGCGGCACCGACTTCGACACTGCAAATGCAAGGGCGTTAGGAAGCAAGCAGTTGGAGGCATTCAAAAGTCATTTGCATAACAGCGTTTACGAAGTAGTTACCGACGTTTTTGAACCTGGCTCTATCAACCGTGATTTTGTCCAACAGTACGGCGGTACAAATGACGTAAGAACTTTGAATGCCGGGGGCGCTGAAACCCGTCCAAACAATACAGCTTTTGCGCCCATCATAAATTTATGACCGGATTAAAAGCAGTGTTTTTAGGAGCGGTTTCAGCGGTGCCAGTATTGCCTGTCGGCGTCGAATTCGGGCCGGACCCATTTACTAAGTCGCCGGCTGCGCCACCGGCACCCGTTGTACTGCTTCTGACGCCATGGTTGTGACTTTTAATGCTGTCTGCTTTGTATGTCCCACGCAACCTTGCATTTGCAGTGCCAGGAACTGGGCAGCTCCTAGGGCTGCAAGCAAATATAAGCGAGAATGTTTTTGCTAACTACTTTATCGTCAAAGGCGGCAATTAATGCCGTTACTGATGTTTGAAATTTCTTAATAAAAGCGTAGTCTAATTGGACGACCCCATTCTTATGTTTGATATGTGGGTACTTTTTCATAAAGTCATTAGCAAGTCGCCCGTCGGTATGGACTAGAAAATGACGTACCTCCAGATAAGGGAGAGCTTTCTGAATTTTCGCTTCATCTACATTAAGAGCCAGCTTTTTAGATATTTTTTCGAACAGGTTTAGAGTGCTTTGTTCCGCTTCGAGGGCTTGAAAGACACCGTCAGCGATAACCTTCACCACGGCTTCCCACGTTCCAGCAGCTAGAATCACCTTAGCATCCAGCTTCGTAGAGTGCTCGCCTATTATCCTGCCTGCTGAAAAACCGTTCTCTGCGGCTCTTTTTAGAATGGTCCTGAGGTAGTGTGTGACCTCCTCATAAACATCCTTTATATATGCAGCGTAGAGTGTGCTACGGAGATGGTTAATTAAAAGAACCCGTGTTCCATCTCTGTTTTGCCGCCTAGCAAGGCTTTTATGCTTTTTTACATCAACATGCCGAAGGGCGTGATTCGATCGTTTATCGGTGAGTTCATTAGCTATGATGCCAGTACGAACTACGTCGATCAGATCAAGGTCATCTGCGAAGTAAATCAACTTTTGCTCGAACGCGTGAAAGGCTTTGGTTTTCAT